GTCGGAGCGTAACATCCAAGACGCTATCGTCGCGCGTATGCGCTGGCATGGCTGGATGGTGCGTGAGCTGTCACAGCCTCGTGCTGTGGCGCGCGATCTAATCGGAATGCCCGACGTCATCGCGTTCAAGGCGGGGCACACGCTGCTGCTCGAATGCAAGCGACCGGGACGCAAGCTACGCGACAGTCAAAAGAAATTCTTTTTTGAAGTTGGCGAACACCTGCGGCAGACGCTCGCGTGGAAGCTGGTAACGAACGTTGATGAATTCGCAACGTGGCTGATCCTGCATGAGCGCGAGTGCGACATCACGACGATCGACATTGACGATTAGGCGGCACGGTGGTATATTCGCGGTGTCAGTTGTTCGTGGCAGTTGGTGTATCTCTTCAGTCCTCCGTGAACCCAACACGGCAAAGCGCTCGGGAAAGCCCGGGCGTTTTTGTTTTTCCGACTACACTAGCCGGATGCACAGAATCATCTCCGGCGACGTTCTCCGTTTCGCTGCGCACTATCGCGGGCCGAAATTTCACGCGGTGCTCTGCGATCCTCCGTATGAGCTTGGCTTTATGGGCAAGTCGTGGGATTCGCGCGGTGTGTCGTTTCGCGCTGAGACGTGGGCCGCGATCGGCAGCCTTCTCGCACCCGGCGCGCACTTGCTTGCCTTCGGCGGCACTAGGACGTTTCACAGAATCGCCGTGGCCATCGAGGACGCGGGCTTCGAGCTGCGCGACACCATCGGCTGGATGTATGGCAGCGGCTTCCCGAAGTCGCACGACGTGAGCAAGGCGATTGACCGCGAGGCGGGAGCGGAACGGGAGGTTATTGGCACAAAAATCGGAAGGGACGGGGCGAAAAGGAATCCATCTTTGCATGTTGCGCCAATGGCGCAGAATGCGTACGGTGAATACGCTACGTCTTCATGGGCACAGCCTATCACCGCTCCCGCGACCGACGACGCTCGCGCATGGCAGGGCTACGGCACGGCGCTGAAGCCTGCATGGGAGCCCGTCATCGTCGCGCGGAATCCGCTGCTTGGGACAGTTGCGCAGAACGTGCAAAGCTACGGCGCGGGCGCGTTGAACGTGGACGGGGGAAGGGTGAGCTGGGCAAATAACGCTGATGCTGCTGCTGCTGCTGCTGCTGTTGGTTTTTCTCTTAGTCGCGCAAGAGGAACAGTTGTGCAGAGTTTATCTATTGGAAAAGAGAGTCGCGGAGCGAAAAACACATATCATCCTTTGGAACTGCAAGGCCGCTGGCCTGCGAACATCATCCACGACGGCAGCGATGAAGTCACCGAGATCTTGGGCGATGCGCAGCGGTTCTTCTACTGTGCGAAGGCCGGGAAGAGGGAGAGAAGCGAAGGGTTAGAGGAGTTTGAGAAAAAGCTTCCTGTTGGCGGAGCCGATAAATGGACTGAGCAGGATAGACGCAAAGGAGAAGGCGCTACAGCATCTCCACGCGCCAACCATCACCCGACGGTAAAGCCTATCGCGCTCACGGAATACCTCGCGCGGCTCATCCTTCCTGCGGCTGTTGTTGGAGATCGTCGAATCCTCGTGCCGTTCGCTGGCAGCGGCTCGGAGTGCATCGGAGCGGCTCTCGCAGGATGGGAAACGATTATCGGCGTTGAGCGCGAGAACGAATACGCGAAGATCGCACGAGCAAGAATGGAATATCACACGAGGCAAAACGTGATTCATGGATAATGTGGTAGGGCGGCGTTTGCGTTTCTGTCGGAGGTGATCATGGATATTCTCAGCGTGCTCGTCTGGCTGTCAGGTGCTGGCATCAGCGCCGTGTCTGCATTCGTTTTGGAGCGCGTCAGCGGCTTCGGCCAGCTCTCGCCGAATGGCAAGCAGACCGTCGCTACCATCGTCGCCGTGCTCATCGCCGTGTGCGCGATGTGGGCGCATGATTATCTGACGGCGAATCCCGGCGTCGTGGCGGCGTATCAGCCGTACTTACAGATCGCAATTACGGCTGTATCAATTTTGGTGCAACAGGTCGCGCACGGCGTGCAGCGTTCGGTGAATGGTGGCGTCAATGGCTGAGGCGTCAATCATCCAGTTGCTCACCGAAGGCGGCATCCCGGCGATGTTCGCGGCGCTGCTGATGTATACGCTGCACACGTCGGCGAAGCGCGAAGAGCGGCTCATGCAGCGGGAAGAGAAAGTGCTGGCGAAGCTGGATGACTTGTCGCAGACCATCATGCGCATTAGTGCTCAGCTCGATTCGCTCGTCAAGGAAATCGATCGACTCAGAGGTGAAGACTGAGCACGCCCTACATCAACCAGATTGACAACGCGCCGAGGCGCAACGACTGCGGGCCTGCGTGCGTCGTGATGATGACCGGCGTGTTCTATCCTGATCGCGTCACGGCGGCGAACGTGACGATGCTTTCTAAGATGTTCGATGAAGGGCAGGACGGCACGACAGCGGCTGATCTGGAAGACATGGGCGTCTATACGGGAATCTCGCTCTACCAGCAGGCGACGCCGCAATACCCGTATGTCGCCCTGGTGGACTATCGGAGGCTTCCGTATCGCTACCAGGCCAATGGTGACTTCGCTCACTGGATTGTCCGGCTGAGCGACACGACCTATCACGATCCGCTCTACACGGGACAGCGCGGCGCGAATCTCACGACGTCGAAGGACGTGCTCGACCGTGCCGAGGCTGAATGTCGCAGGTGGTCGCGCACTGCACCGCTTCGCGTTGGATTCAAGGAGAACATGACGCAGACATCTGGAAAGGCGCGCATCAAGACGTACGCATGGAACGTGCGCACACAGCCGAGCACATCGGCGCAGGCCATCGGATACCTCATGCAACCCGGCCAGGAATTTGACGTGCTGGGCATGGTGACCGGAGCGGATAAACAGCAGTGGGGACGCGTGACGGTGACGTCTGGAGGCGTGCGTGTTGGAGATGGCTATCTTCGCGCCGACGGCTGGGCATGGGTGACGACGCCGACGCCTGTTCCTCCGACGCCTCAACCCGTGCCGCCAAGCAGCGACTGGAAGGACGCGAAGTATCTGCTGGGCGTGTCGTGCCTCAATGACGGCGACGCTGGCATGGACGCTCTCGCGCGAGGCTGCCGTTCTGTGCTCTTCATGGACAATCTCATGGGCGCAGCAGACGCGGCGCGCAAATACCCGGACGCAAAAATCATGGCGCGCTTTTGGTTTCAGGCTGCGCCGGATCCCGTGTGGCTTGCTGATCACGCAGGCGCGGGACTGACCGACATCCCCGGGAACATGTGGACGACGTGCGCGAATGAATGCGACTGGATTTGCTACGGCACGCCCGAGGAATTGCGGAAGCGTTTCGAGTACGAGCGCACTTTCGCCGAGGCAGTGTGGAAGCGCAACCCGGCGCGCAAGATCATCATCGGCGAGTTTTCGCACGGCACGCCGGACATCACTAATCCCGAAATCGTGAAGGCGTTCCGTGAGACCTATTACCAGTTCGCGATCCAAAATTCCGCGCGTGTAAAAATTGGCTGGCACCTTTACACGAAAGGCAAGCGCACGTCAGATGCGCCGCCGACTGATGCGCCGATGATTGCGCCTGAATGGTTCGAAGGACGCGACAGCTCGTTCTGGACGCAGTGCGGAGGAGACAAGCGCGTCGTGCACACAAGCGGTGAAACCGGCGTCGAGGCTGGTGCAGGTGGCTTTCCATGGGCTGGCTACAGCGATGACCAATTCGCGCGCTGGTGTTCGTGGTGGCTCGGCTATCGTCGCTCGCTTCCCGTCGTGCTTGATGGCGCGTGCATCTTCCAGTATGGCTATCATCAGAACTGGCAGGGCTACGACGTGCGGCGTTACGCGGGGATTTTGGAAGACTTCTGGAAGGGACGTCGACAATGATTAGTTTTGACGCGACAGTCTACAAAGTGCAGACGCTGCTTGATGGTGGAATTCGCGTCACGTTTGACCTGCCAGAGTATGCTATCAACGCAGCGGCTGAGCTGATGAAGATGAAGCGCGACGAAGTAGCATTGCGCGTTGGAGTGGTGGAACATGAAGGCGGGAAGGAAGAAGATTGAACTTAACTTG